CCTGATCACCCATCGATTCACGGTCCGGTATGGGAAAGGAACCCGTCCGGAAGACTTCAAGCACACCACGAAGGTTCAGTGCGAAGGCGTTTGGTATCTGGTGAAGAGGGCAACCGATATGGAAGCCCAGCACCGGTTCACCATTCTTGAATGCGAGGCTCAGTACGATGGCGCTTCTTAATCTCGAAATCACATTCCCGAATGGCTTTAAGTATCCGGACTTCGATATCAAGACTCTGAAAAAGGGACTTCGCAAAAACGGTTCTCTTGTCGCTAAAGAAGCGAAAAGGCTGGTGTCGAAGAAGGGAGTGTCGGAGCCAGGTGAGTATCCGGGTCGTCAAAGCGGTGTTCTCAGACGATCCATCAAGGCGAAAGTATCCCGTCCGGGTTACACGGTGACCGTCAAGCCCTACAAGATCCCGGCGATGGGTGAGCATTTTTATCCCGCGTACGTCTATTACGGCCATCGAAGGCCCAAAGTCCGAACCGCGAAAGATGATCGGGATCATCGGAAGACTGTTGGTGAAAAGGTCGCTCAGCCGCGCGCGAACTTTGTGATTGATGCCGGCAACAACGTCGGCAAAGGTCTGCTCTTTAAGAACCTTACTGGGCTCATGAATGAGGCTTTGGCGGCTAAGGAGATTCGATTCCGATGAAACTCGCACCAATCATTGAGTGTCTCAGAGAGAACTGCCCGGATTTTGAACGTCGGGTGTTCGGGACATTCGCCT